CGACCAGCTGCCGACCAGCTGCCGACCAGCTGCCGACCAGCTGCCGACCAGCTGCCGACCAGCTGCCGGCGCCCACGCCATGCGCAAAAGCCATTTCATTTTAAATCTTGCAGGCAAACGCTCCCGTTTTTTGTAGGCAAACGCTCTCATTTTTTGCAGGCAAACGCTCCCGTTTTTTGTAGGCAAACGCTCCCGTTTTTTGGTTCATTTGGTATTGACTTTCTGAGGCATTGGCAAGTCCTCTACCGCACGCCTTAGCTCAGACTTACTCAACACGTGCGCTACTTCAGGCGCAGCGTAGATATGCTTCTTACTCTTAAAGTCTGCGCTTGCAAGGCGTCCACAATCTATCCACCCAGCTTCTTTCAAAGCGTGTAACAAAGCAGCTTGCGGTACCTTCACGTTGCTAGGCGCTAACCCTGCTAAACGATCACAAAGCGCATGAAATGGTGAGCCAATCACGCCACGGGCGAACTCGCTGGTACGACTCTTTAGCATCTCAACTAAATAACTCTCGGCCATGCTCATGCCATGCTCAACCAAATTGGCCTTAAACTCTGTCATGGCAGGCGCCGCCGCAGGGTTAAACTTAGTCACGTCACGGGCGTGCAACCATGCAGCAATAGATTCAAACCCACCCTTGCGATACCACGCCCACAACGCCTGCGCTACTTTAGCATCCATCCTAGCTGCTGCTGACCAAACACAAAACCAACGCCTGTCCTGCGACGCTAACGAAATAGGCACGGGATCATTTGAGAACGCTAGAACAAACACACGGTTAGCCATTTGGTATGGGTGCAGTCCCTTACGGTTAATCGGTAGCATCTCAGGCGGTGCGGCTATGATGGGCTTTAATTGATTGGCCAACTGCCTACGGGCAGACGCATCGGGTTCTTTTAACTCATTAATTAATAAAATTTCAGACTCAAGCTGATAACCCCATTGTGAATTGATGGAGTTGTTGTCCATAATGCCACGGTTCTTTAAGTGCGAACCACAGACTGCCCAAATGAACGGCGCCCACATCGTATCTTTGCCGCTACCCTCATCGCCGCCATGCAACACGGCATGATTGATCTTAACTTGCGGGTGCTGCACCTTGCAGGCCATGATGTCAAGCAAGTGTTCTAACTCGGCAGGCTCAGGCACCAACTCACGGCAATGATTTAGCCAAGGCGCTATTGTCGATTCGGACACGGCCACGCCCGACACGTCAGGTCTAGCGTCACGCCAACGGTTGCCGTACAGATCACCATCACGGGCGACAAGCACAGTCTCGCCTGCGGCGTATGTGATCCCCACAAGCGCCTTAGCGCCCATTGTCTGTCTGTTCTGGTCAAAGCAGATAGATGCCTCAACCTTGGTGGTAGGCGCATGGATTGACATACACTTGATATGACGGAATAGCGCATTAAAAGTCTGTCTTGACACTTCGCGTCTGTCTTGCATATCAAAATAGGACTCATCGTCCTGCACATAAGCGAAACGCTCATACCACTTGGACTTCTCGACACGGCCTAGCTCTTTGCGCTCGACTTCGGCTATTTTTGCGTCAGCGTCATCGGTAAACATATCACTAGGTGTAATCTTGGCAAGCGCAACGGTCATCGCCTCAGCGATCAACTGATCACGCAAACCATGTGTAACTTTAGGGCCACCATTGGCAGCAACCCAATCAAGAAATGTTTGGCTACCGAAATCGACACAATGCGAGTGCAGGCAACAATAACTACGATCTAGGGGTTTGTACCGACCTTCGGGGTTGCCGTCGGTATGTTCGGCATTATTTGGGCAAGTGACTGAAAGCCACCCTTCGCCGTTAATCTTAGACAATACCATGCCTTGATCATTCATCCATGCTAACACATCGTCACCGCCATTGTCGGCTAATCTAATCGGTGCGTAGTGATTCGTGTCAGCAGGCGCAGGTGTTACACCAAGTGCCGTGCAGATATCGTCTAGCGTGTAGTCACGTTCAGGATGAAACTCGACGAGCTTGGCTTCGAAGTTATCACGCCCAGGCTTCAGGTTAATTGAGCCTGGCAGACGCACATTACGGACTGCATTAGTTGCGCCTGCATCGGTGTAACCTGCCGCAGCAATCGCTTTGACCGCTGCCGTGAACTCACCCTTGGTGGGTTGCTCCGAGAAAGCGTAGCCGTACTGAAAATTATCAGGGCTAGTCTCAAGAATCCATGTCGGTGCAAGGGGCGGTGTTTTCGACTTGGTGCCAATGTCATCTAACATCATAAAGAGTACAAACTCGCAGTTAGCTGCGGACGCTGACACACGCCCATCCTCGAAGCGATCTATGATAAACGACGCCGTATTGATGTACCACGCCTCACCCTGCTTCATCTTATGACTAGGCAGATAAGCAGGCCATGTGCATTTAATAGCGCCGTCAGCGTGCAACTGCAACGCGCCATCTTTTAATTGTGGTTTTTGGCGCACAATCAAGGCAGTCTCGCCATCGGGGGCTAATTGTGTGATAAACTCTAAAAAGTTGTGCATTTTGTGTTTCCTTCCGTGAATTAATTACCCCTAGCCCAAAACTAGGGGTTTTTTTTGTTTAAAGCGAACAAACCCTACAAGTATCTTTGCGCTTGTACTCACGCAACTTACGACCTGCATCAAATTCTTTAGACAACAATTCTAAATTAGCAGGCCAATTGTCTCTGCCTGGGCTTCTAAAAGTATGCCCAATTTTCTTTTCTAATGCCACACCTTCAGCGTATAAATCAGGATAATTTTTGTACAGATCGCGCCATTCGCCTAGACGTTGATAAGGACATAAAGCGCAGTCAGTACGTTTTGGTATGCAAATACCTTTTGAGTTTAGATAATCCCAAACGTCTTTCTCATTCCAATTCCACTCACGCATCGGAAAACGAACTGTAATATCTTCTCCATACAAACCCTTACGTTCCATTTCATCAGCGCGTAAGCCAACGTAAAGCGTAGACCCAGCAGGCAACGATTCAAAGTAATCAAGGGTTGGCTCAATCTTCAGCCGAATCGTACACCATCTAGCAAATACGTTAGGCAGCATATTAATCTTTTCGATTTCTTCAATCAAACTGCGTGCATGACGAACGCGTTGAATTGGCTCACCTAAAATATTTTCTAATTTATCCCAATGCGCTTTCATGTCAGGCAACTCATTACCTGTTTCATTGCATATATAAATGTATTTACGCGGCTCAACTTCTGCCAGGCGTAGCGCCAAAGCCGTTGAGTCTTTACCACCACTTAGTCCGACTATGTGTTTCATTTTCCGTACCTCGTCATAATATTAGCCTCAACGTCTAGTGGTAAACCCTCAGCCCATACGGGTGGGGTACACATAACGTCTTTGATTATTTGTACTGCTATTTCGGGTGTTGCTGACTCGACCACAATTTCATCATGGACGTGAAGTACCACATCATCCAAGCCTCGCAAAGCGTGTCGCAGTAAGTCATTGGCGACGGCTTGCGTGATGTTTTCACAGGCGAGTCCTTTCCATAATCTAGCTCTAGGCCACTCTTTAGCGTCTGTGGCTGGTTTCCAACTAGCTTTGGCATAACTGACTCCATCTGTATCTAATCGGGCGAATGGATAGCATAACACACGCCCACTTGGAAGTGCATACCACAAATGTTGCCCATCAAATAAATAGGTTACTCGCCCTGCTCTAAACTCATGTCCTTTGTTTCGCATCGCCCTTGTGTAAGCATTTTCAAGGTCTTGCCAGTACGGCACCGACCACGGGTTCGCTAGACGCCACGCATTAACCATGCGCTTGGCTTCAGGTTCAGGTAACAAAATACCATACGCTCGACCCATTGCAGCGAACGCGCCAACTCCGCCTGCAAATCCGCACGCTAACTCTTGCACCTTGCCAATCTGTCTCTGCTCAGATGTAATTTGATCAACAGGCACATGGAACGTCGCACTAGCGTTGACCTTGTAAACATCCTCACCTGTACGGAACAGATCTAGCTTACGAATACCTGCGGGGCAGTTAGACAACCACGGGTTGACGCGTGCTTCAACGGCTGCCCAATCAGCAACAACTAATGATTTTCCCCGTTGGGGTATGAGGGCAGGTCTAAGCATTGACTTGAGTACATCGGTAATTCGGCGTCCAAAGGCAGGGACAATTGCGTGGCCTCTAACCATAGCGGATCTAACGGCATCAGGTTCTTTGGCACACTTTCGGGTAAAGTTGTGGACTTGCGCTCCGTAACTACTTGCCCTACCTGTGGCTGCGCCACCAGCAAAGACAAATGCTCCACGAACTCGGTTATCTTCTTCATCAGCCAGATCCTTTAATCTTTTAAATTTTGCGACGCTAGATGCCCATAAGTCGTCCGCGCTTTGGATAACATCTGCAACTTGCGGCGGTATCTCATTGGGATTTTCTTCAGAATAAGCAAGTAGATTAGCTCGAACTGTCTTGTCGATTGAATATTTTTTGTCACCATCTTTGTAGTTTTCCATTAACTTCTTGGCCTGATCGCCAACTCTTGCAAGTACCCACTCGCGCATCCGTGGACTTCTCACGCTTAATATTTCACCATCTGTTAATTCTGCTACTAAATTCTCTATTTCTATTAGTTCTACACTCGCATACTTGATAGCTGACTCGGCTAAGGGTTTGTCTAACAATACCCCACGGTCATTAATCTTCTCATTAACATGATAGTCTAACAGCTCATCATCTGAAAGCTGACGCATAGCTTGACTAATCGCACGCATTGCCCGAACATCCTGCTCGCAATAGGCAACCATTTCAGACATAAGCGTCATGTCATTGTTGAACGTACCATCAGCCTTGGGAATAGATAGCAAGCGAATCAATTGATTGCCTCTATGGTCTTTACGCATATTGACACTTGCGAATCTGCCCACGTCATCAAGCGAGCCTGGCGCGCAGTTGGCACGCGCCTGCGTAGCTGTACAATAGAACTGTTCCGTAGTCGGTTCTGGGATTCCTTTGTCTGGACAGAGGACGTACCACATGATCAAGCGCTCGAACGCAGCGTTATGCGCCCGTATTTGACCGCCATCTTTAATGTGTTGAATCACTCTGTCAGGGAACGGTTGATCAGGTAGCCATGACTGCACTTCCTCATCATCAAACGCATAGGATAAGCAAAGCACCGACGTGCTGGCATCCCTTGCGTAGTTATAGACGCCACGGCTGGGTAGATCACAGCGTGAGCGCGTCTCGAAATCAATATATAGGATTGTCATATTAGGTGGGGCTAGTCGGTTTTCTTAGTTCTTCGACTTGTGTGTACTAGACTGAATACTATCAGACTAGCCCCATTTCTTACTCTGCTACTGAATCCACAGGCGCAGCTTGCGGCTGCACTTGCGGTACGGCTTGCTGCTTAATCTTGTCAACCAAAGGCTGCGCCATTTCATAGGGCGCTTTACCCAAGGCCATCAAGATGCCGTTTACTTCTTCAATGCTAAGTTCTAGCTTGATCATATTAAACACTCCTTCTTCTGCGTGCTGTTGCTACAGGAGCTACTGATTCTGCTTCTGCCTCAACTGCGGTTTCTTCTGCTGGCGTACCAGACTCATCGGTCATACTCATCCAACTTGTAATCTTAAAAATTGGTGTGTAGATGCGACCATAAGACTTGTGACTATAATGCTCTTTTTCTAGCAAAACAATCGGTACAGGCAACTTCGGGTCTGCGTCTACTTGCGTAGCTATGGCAACTGCAAGGGCTTGTACAGAACGCTTACCACCAACCGAAGTTGTGGTGTAGCGTACTTCCATGCCCTTATCTTCGCCAGACAAACACTTCATAGACATACCTACCTGAGTCTCCCAACCCTTACGAGCCATTGGTGGCGCTGCTTCAAGTTCAGGCAATGGCTGAGATACTGATACCATCTTCTCGCCAAGCACCTCACCGTCACCCCATGCTATAAAACCATGCACGAATGAGAATGGATTGACTGCCCATGTTGAATCTTCTTCAACTTCGGTTTGATCTGCACCGAACACCCAATGACCTGTCTTGTCCATCTTGAGGATGACAACACCTGCTGCGCCAACATCAGTTTCTAAAGCGCGTAACGCTGTCGATAATGAAGTGACTGAGGGTAAATTTGCTGCTGAAAACGTAGTTATATTTGACATTAGATTATTCCTATTGGATTTTAGAAAGGGCTGCAACAAGTTGCTTCCCGATTTGTACTACGGCTGGACGGGGATCTTCTTCCCGTGCCAACGTACTGCCACTACTTACTGCTATTACTAAGTCGTCAGGCAGTTTATCACCTAACTTCTTGAGTACCTTTTCCGCAACTGCTGGTGTAATGAGTTTAGTCACATACAACTCAGCTTCGGGAATTACTTTTGCTAACACGTCTGCTGCCTGATCATCGTTCGCCCATTGGCGTGTGGCACGCTTGTTGACTAACTTCCAACCTGGCACAGGCTTGTCTGCTTCTAACATTTGATGCGCTAACGCTCGCAGATCAGTAATCCATTGTTCTAACAGATCACAATTCTTTAAGTAGCCACCTATCATATCAGCATTGAGGCTTGCCAACTGCTCCTGTAGCGCACGCTCGACTGCACCTGTCATCTTAGGGCAAATTGGTTTTGCAGCGCACCAACGACAATGCTCACCTGCGCTCAAGTCTGCGTTTTTCTTCTGCGATTCTTTGACCGATGCAACTAAATTATTCTCAAAAATTTTGACACGATCTACGGTTGTTATCCAGCGCTTAACACTTGGTGGTTGCACAATAACGCACTCAATTTCTGTTGCGCCGTCAAACACCCATGCTACTGACGGTGTACGCATGGCTGCTGCTGCGTAGAATAAGAGTTGTTCGTTTTCCTCTACACCCACAGCAACGCCATCGCCAAACTTCCAATCAAGCACGATAGCACGGTTACCGATACGGCCTAGCAAGTCACATGAGCCAAACACGTTAGGTAAGAAGTCACCGAAGCCAACCTCGGTTTCAACAGCGTATTCCATTTCTAACTTAGGGTCTATCTCGCCAAGTAAGTTAAGGGCAACGTGGAGCTTGTTGTCGATATGGTCTTGCGTCAGCACCTGATCTTGATACTTCATGCCAAGCAACGACTCAGGCGTTACACCTTGGTCAAGCACTTGTGCTACTGCATTGTGGAGTAATGTACCTAAGTCAGCGTACACGCTACTTGGTCTTGGTGGCATCTTGGCACATAAAGCAACAGAGCCAGGGCAACCCATAACCCTTTTGGCAGTTGAGCCACCGACAATATTTGAATGTTGAGCCATTTTAGTTTCCTTTAGTTTATTTGTTTAGAAATTTTATTATACATACATTTTTAATTATGTGTTAAACTTTTTTACATGAATGAAAAAGAAATTGAATCTTATTTTAAATGGGCGGTAATGTCAATAGGCGGAAAGACTTATAAGTTTAGGTCAATCAACCAACGTGGCGTGTCAGATCAGATCGCGTGTCTACCCAACGGTGATACGTGGTTTGTGGAATTAAAGACAAAGGGCGGTAAAGTGTCTGCCTTACAGAAATTTTTTATGGAAGAAGTAACGGGGTTATCCCAACAATATGCGTGTTTATGGACTAAGGAGCAGATAGATGAATGGGTTAAGGTTACGCGACTATCAAGAGATAGCCGCTGATTTTTTATATGAGCATGACCGTGCTATGATTCTTGCGCCTGTTGGTGCAGGTAAGACGGCTATCACGCTACGCGCTATGTACGATTGTCTGTACAACGGCGTTGTAACTAGATGGCTAGTCATAGCACCAAAGCGTGTCTGCACCGATGTATGGCCTGTTGAGCAACCGAAGTGGGCGCCGTTTATGAAGTTAGCCGTCGCCGTAGGCACACCAAAGCAACGCAAAGAAGCGTTTGAGTCTAAGGCGCTAGTGGTTGTGACCAACTACGACAACCTGCAATCGTTGCCAGACGACATGGACTTCGACGGTATCGTGTTCGATGAGTTGACCAGGTTAAAAAATCCGTCAGGCGCACGCTTCAAAGCCCTTAATAAAGTCATTGACCCCATCAAGATACGTTGGGGTTTGACAGGATCGTTTACTAGCAATGGCCTTGAGGATGTGTTTGGGCAATGTAAGATCATCGACCAACAGTTGTTAGGGCGGTCTAAGGGGGCTTTTATGCAAAAATATTTTATCCTAATGAATAAAGACTTTGGCGAGTGGGCGCCACGCAAGGGCGCGCTGCCTGAAGTGATGCACACGATTAAGCCTGCGACGTTTGTGCTAGATGCTGGCGAGTACGCTGACCAGCTACCACCGCTACACATTGTTGAAATGCGTTGCGATATGGCTGACCGTAGCCACTATGAGAAGATGAAGAAAGACTTTGTTGTGCAGTTTGGTAAAGAAAAAATTACGGCAGTTAGCGCAGCCGTAGTCACACAGAAGTTACAACAGATGTCGTCAGGGTTTGTTTACAGTACCGAAACAACTGCGTCCAATACACCTGGGCGCATGAACGTCACCCAAACGCCTATTTGGTTTAGCACCCACAAGTTTGATATGTTAGATGAGCTGCTGAATGAGAATCAACGGGCGAATACCATTATTGTTTATAACTACGTTGAGGAGCTGGCAGAACTCAAGCGTAGGTATCCTAGCGCACAGACGATCAATGACCCGCAGTCGATTGCCCGTTGGAACGCAGGTGAAATAGAACTGTTGTTAATCCACCCACTATCAGCAGGGCATGGGTTAAATCTACAGCATGGCGGCTGCAAGATGGTGTTTGTGTCTCTGCCGTGGTCGCTAGAATATTACGAACAAACCATCGGTAGACTGCACCGAAGCGGTCAAAAGCATGACGTATGGGTTTACATCCTGATCACAACGAAAACGATTGAGGAACGTATTTTGGGTGCCTTGAAGGATAAAAAGGCGTTATCGGAAATAGCTATGGAGGAGCTGACATGAACGAACAACAGTTGATTAAATTGTTAGAGAGTGCCGAGGGTACGATTGCACGGCTGATGCTAGAAGTTAATCGGCTATCTAAAGAAGTTGAGTTGCGTGAGTTAACAGAAGATGAAATAAAAGAAGTGTACGACCAGTATTTTGATGTAGAGAATTTTGGATGGTTACAACTTGAATGTATTAGAGAAATTTTACAGAAAGCGAGGGAGAAATGACCAACTACATTTGCGTACATTGCAAGTCAAAGATATTAACCATATTGGTTAGATGCCCATATTGCAGTAAATAACTAAGGAGAAGAACCATGACTGAATCAGTAGCGTATATGTCTGAAAATGGCGTACTTTTTAAAGAAATGCCACCAAACCCTATGTTTGAATTGACGCCACTTTATAAATTGCGTGACGTATCAGATAAGGAGATAGAAGAATTAGCAGGTTTTATTTTTACTGAAGATCGGGCGTATGAATACTGCGATGTCTATAAATTTGCCAAAGCATTACTACAGAAAGCGAGGGAGAAGTGAAAAGGTTATTACAATACAAAGCCAAGTTGAAGGCAGCGCTAGCTGAGGAAACAATCAGGGCGCGGCAGTATAACGCTGCTGCCAAAGCATTAAAAAAAGTTACTAACGAAACTATTGAACTACAAAGAAAGGTAGAAGATGAAACCATTAAGCTGGCGCAAGCTACAAGCCGTACTCAATCAGCTCAATGAGTCTGAAGTATTAATTATGCTGATTGAGGAGCGACGTGGCCTTAAGCGAGCATCTATCATGGAGAGATTACACATGAGGTACAACACTTTGCGGGTTAGCCGTGAACGTATAGAAATAATGCGAGAGGCAACCGCACCGTGACAGAACCTGATTTTGCCTGTTGGTCACACGCCAATTTAGTTGAATTTGCAACAGAAGCGTATTCTCGGATTTTAGAGGATACTTATGAGATAGAATTATTAAAACGAGACTTGCGAATGGCTATTCAAGCCTATCGACAAGTCAATACAAGGAGCAACTATGAATAATACCGACAAGAATATGATTACGCAAATGATTCGGGCAGGGCGATTTACCCCTGATATATGCGAGTTATTACAACAAAAACAAATTGAAGATGCTAGGAAAATGATTAAGCAGATGGGCGAGAAATATTGCTGCCATGCTATTAATGCACCGAAAAAGGGTGCATACTAATGGACGACGATTACGAAGAATATGTACCTGTGCCGCAGAACAACGAAGGCCACATGAGCCAGCAAGAAGTTGCAGATGAGTTAGGGCTTTCCCGTAGTCGAGTTAGCGAAATTGAAAGTATGGCGTTGCGGAAGTTTAAGTACCACTTGTTAAAAAAATACTCACTAGGAGACGTGATATGAAAACAGACGGCGTAGTTATTTTAGTAGCGTTATTTGGGATTATTGTCTGCACTTACTTGGTTGCTATGACCGAGTTAACGCGTAGAGAAGATCGAGCAAAAGTTAATTGTGACGTATTGATGGGCGGATGGCATCCTGATACCGCTAAGAAATACGCTGAGTTATGTATGCAAGCGCGTGAGATGGCTAGGCAACAGTCACGCTAACATGGTTGACGCAGATGTTTGCACGTCAGCTACACGCTTGAGCCATCCTTTGCCGTATGTTTGGAAGGTCGGCAACGACTTGTAGAACGCTTCTTTGCTATGACTAAACTTATTTAATAAGTCCTTACCATCAGCCTCTTGGATTGCTTTCATAGTTGCAGGGCCAATAGCACCATCAGCAGTAACACCAAGGGCTTTCTGTATCATTTTACGAGCAGCGGCTGGCCCAGCATTAATAGCAAAATCAAACACGGCGTAATCCACGCCAGCAGGTAAATCATCACCTCGAACGGCATCCCAATAATCTCTTTTGTATAACGGTTTAACATCTTCTTTCTTTAGCGCTTTCATATCATCTTGCGTTACTTCATGTCCTATGTACTTCTCCCAATTAGCTTGAGTACATCCTAGCATGGTAGAACCTTTGCGACCATCTGGTAACTTATTGCCAGGGTCACGCTCATCGTTAGTAAAACCGCCCTCATGGGCTATGACCATATTAAACGACTTATCCCAATTATTTAGCATTTTTCTTCATGTCCATAATTTTTTCAAGGGTTCTACCACCAAAATAGAAGGACATAATAAGCATACCCCATTGACCTAATAACTCAACATAATTGTTGTTTACCTCAATATCCCATGCACTCATCATAGCAAAGGTAGTGTATGTCATTAGGATAAATACCAGCGTCATTGGGCGAATGTTTTTAGATAGCCAAGAGTCTGACATCATGTCGGCTTGTTGTCGCTTAGTAAGTTCTTGTTGCTCGCTTACATCTGCTTGTAGCTGAGCCAACTCACCGTTTTGGGCTAAGGTTGCTAACTCCAACTGTGCCTTAGCCTTAGCCTCTGGGTCAGGGATTAGCTTATCAATTAACTTACCACCAATATTTAGTATTGCGTCAAGTCCTAACATTATTTTCTCCCGTATTTTTCACGTTCTTCAAGCAGTTGCACTTTAACTTGCAATTGATTAATTTCTTTGTACAGTTCTTCTTTAAGTCTATGCCTTGCCTCGGCACTTAAAGGTGAGTCTGTAGGTACATTTTCTTTAGTAATTAAAGCAGGCATTTGACCTTCAATCTTTGTTAGTCTAGTAGAAAAGTCTGATACTTGACCTAATAACCATGCTAAACAAGCTACAACAATCGGCAGTACTGCTTTTAAAATGTCTTGAATATTCATTTTTTATTCCAAAGTTCAAACAGCGTTTTTACTTTTTCTTCAAGGACAGACACTTTATTATCCATTTTGGCAAGAACAATCACCAGCGTAACAAACCCCACAAGCAAAGGCCATATCTTTGCTAGGATGTCAACGGTTTCCATTATTTTACAATTACGGCTTGCATTAATTGCATAAAAGTATCCTTACCAAAAAATGTAACGACCATCAACGCATACAACATATATTCGATGCGAGCCATACGTTTAGCCCCACGATCAAATGATTCCTCGATGCGCTTATATCGTTCGGCGCATACTGCCTCATGCACGCTAATTCGTGTATTGTTCTCGGCTTCCATAATTACCTTGCAAGTGCGTTTTGGTTTTGTTGTTGGGGCGCTAACGAATTAACTATTTCTGGCTCGCCTAGCGTTACTGTAGCGTTTGGTGTGCTTAATCTGCCCTCAATACCCATCATTACTTTGCCTGTAGCAGGTACAACGGCTTTCCATGTTGCAGGATCATTTATTGCTTTTAATACTTTACTACGTTCTTGCGCCGGTAAGGTGGCTAATAATTCATCAAATGATTTAGCTGTTTCACCGGCTTTAGCTAATTCAATAAGTGTCTTTTTACCTACTTTGACGCCTAAAGTATCTAAAAACTTATTGGCGGTTGTTGCAATTACGTTAAACACATTGGGTAGACGGTAGTTAGGTAACTCATCTTTAAGCAATTCTGTGGCGCGTTGCTGACCTTGCGAGATCTGTTTACCTACAGACGCTTGTGTTTCTAGTTCTTTTGCAACTTCTTTTACTACTTTTAATTGATCAGGCGTTAATACTTCATTAAGTGCTTCAAAACGTGGGCCGCCACGACCACCGGCACGTTTAAGCATAGCTTCTTCGCCACGTCCTAAAGTATTTAAGAATGGCCCAATACGCTCGCCCCCACCTGGCTTTTCTAACACAGATACCATTTCTTTAAGCACTTGCGCTTGATTAACAGGTGCTGACATATCCGAAAAGATTTGACGGGCTTGACCGTACTCAGGTACTTTAGTCTCAAAAACTTTAACGTAATCGTCTAACAATGTACGAGCTGCGCGTTGTGCATCTTGACCAATTCCTGTTGTAGCTGTTGGGCCATACGCTATATCTCCTAATGCACGTTTAATATAGTGCATTGATTCACCCGTTATTTCAGGAATTTCGGCAGCAGTTTGTTTTGTAATTGGTTGGCCAGCAGCATCTAACACGCCTGTCGGTATTACCCCCGCAGGTTTAGAAGTACCCATAATAAATGGACGGCCTTCCATCTTAGCAATTTCGGCTGCTTTTGCTAGCGTACCGTTTGGCATTCGACTTATAATACTTAATAAATCTGTATCAATAGGAACAACAGCTGTGTCTGCTGCCTCATACAACGGTTTAGACGCCATACGTCTCGCAGTAACCGCAGCGTCAATATCAGGTGTAACGCCTTTGATGGTTGACATACGCGCTGCTTCATCTTGAAGCATTTTGGTCGCTTGAATTGATGGCGCAACTTTAGCTTGTACTTTCTGTAGCACCGCTTGAGTGCCTGGCGCAACTATGCCGCCTTGTGCTAATGCTTGTTGAGCTGTTAAATTTTGCCCAGCTTGTGTAGATTGTTGCAACGCATTACGGCCTGCCTGTACATTAGCAGGATTTTCAAATGATTCGCGTGCTATTCTTGCAGCTAATTGTTTAGGTAACTGGTTAATATCTGCTACTTTACCTAATGCAGAAGAACCTAAATTAACTAATTTGTTAATTGCAGGGCCTACAACTGTTCTACCTAATATATCGTATGTAGCGCCTTCAGCAACATTAGTTGCGGCGGCAGGTAATCTTTGTGCAATTGTTTGTGGAGGTCTAAGTCCTAACGCTACATCGGCAGCTTGCAAACCTTCTTTAGCAATACCGTACCCTAACGCTGAACCAGCAACACCGCCAGTAATAGGATTGATTACAAGTGTAGGGCTTGCTAAAGTACCTGCACCTGCGCCAACAGCGCCCCCAACCATGCCACCTAACATCTCTACGCTAGGGCCTGCAATCTGACGCGCTTTAACGGCTGCTGAGTAGAGCTTAGGATACTCTTTAGCCCATGCCGGCACTTCAGCGCCTACGTTAGCGCGCGTTTCTTCAACTGGTGCCGGTTGATCAGTTAGCCACTTATCACCAATTAAAAAGGCTTTAACGCCTTCTTTATTGGTTGCGGATTCCTTAATAGGCTGCCATTGATCGCCGATTAAAGCGACACGCTCACCTGTTTGTGGATTGGTTGCAGTTTGAAGTGCCATATCAACCTTTGTTATTTATCAACAGTAAAGCCAGGCGGTAATGCTGGGCCACCGCTACTAATACCTTCGTTTATCATACCTTCGGTAGTAAATTGGTTTTTACGATTTTCCATTATCCGTATAATAGTTTTTGCGGCTGCTTTTCGTGTTGCAACAGGTAACGCTGAATTAGCCAACTGACCGGCAGCCTCTTTGTAAGACGCCGTATCTTTGTCAGATTGTGGGCCTTCAAAACGCGGTACCATTTTAAGTGTCATATCAGCAATTGGCGCTAGTGATGCTGCGGCAATAGAACCTTCAGTAGCATAGCCAACAAAATTACCCGCTGCGTCTAAAACTTTACCTGCGCCACTAGCGGTTGATTTTTCAAGAAGGCCGCCAGGTTTAATAGCGTCTTTAAGTTCTGTAATTGTTGTGCCAAGGTTTTTCTGTAACTCAACTTTTACATTAGCTGCTTTTTCAAACGTAGCGCTAGGTTTACCTGCCGCGCTAACTTTACCAACAACCTCACCAAATTTATTAAATTGCGTAACATTACCCGCAGCATCCGTAGTAGTGTTAGCAACAATATCTCGACGTTCGCCAAGATTTATACGTTGTTGTTCACGTGCATTGGTTAATAATTCGCCAGGCGTTGCGGTTACTTGAGCCGTTCTTGTAACAACTGGCGCGCCACCCAAGCCAGGTGTTTGAATTTGTTCTGATATACCACCGCGAGTTACGTTCTGAATAACAGGTTTATTTAATTCAGTAAATTTAGCAAGCGTTAAAATATTTTGATTTAATAATTGTTCAAATCCGCCTGGTTGTTTTATTGCTGCGTTAAGTTTTTGTCGTATTGAGTCTTCTGTAACGCCTGCACTTTTTAATTGAGGCCCTAACAAAGGGTCTTTTAAATTATAAAGTGAACGGGCTAAAAATTGTTCAGGTGTTGATATATATTGAAAAATGTCTTTCTCTTGTTTATATCTGTCCGTTAAGTTTTTTGACACAAGTCCTTCAGATTCTAAACTTGTTTTTTTATACGTAGCTATATCTTTTTGAAGTGCAGCAGCTAACTTAGGATTAACTTTAGCTACATTTTTAATGTAATCAGGATCGTTTATGTCTCCTGGAATTTCTCGTAAAGCATTACGATCAGCCATATCTTGTTGCGCTTCTTGCATTTTCAACATATTTAATTGTTGACCTTGTTGCCCACTTTGAATCTGCGTCATTGCCGCCAATTGATTTAATGGATTTTCAATCTGAACGGGTCTAACGCCCATTGCAATACTTGGATCAATAGTTGCCATAATTAGTCCTTAATACTCGTTATTCATTGCGTATTGCGCTACTGAAGGAGGCGTATAAGCTGGGTTGTTAGCGCCGCCGCCGTATACATTACCTGCGCCGTATTGATTAGATAAATTATTGTATCGTAATTGATTTACTAAATTTTGATTTTGATAAAAGTTTAACCCTTGACCTATTCCGCCAGTTAACGCATTAGCCCCGCCAACATACCCTGATGCTCTTGCGTTGCCTGCGCCAATAATGTTACCCGCTTGAGCATTACCAAAATTGCCTAATGCGCCAGACGCGCCTGTAGCGTAGTTTTGCGCTGCTTGTTGCGCTTGTTGAGTAGCTGACTGTCCAACGCCTGCTAGACTTTGTAGCGGTGCAAGCGTGTTAGTTCTTTCAGTTTGGAAACGATTAAACGCATTGCCATACTCTTGCGCTTGCGCTGCACGATTGGCTTGATAACGGTTGAAAGCGTTTTGGTACTCTTGTGATCCTAATTGTTGCCCGTACTCTTGTCCTGCTCTTAAAGCATTGCCAGATAATAAACCACCTCTAGCCGCGGCAGTAGCGTTCATGCCTTTTAAACCTTCAGATAGACGGAACGCATAACCTGGGTCGGCTTGAAAATCACCTGCACCAAAGTTTCGCATGGCTGATGCTGGATCATATCCTTCTACGCCACCAAACTTAGCAGACGCGTATGGGCCACCTTGCAGTTGGGCTAACAACATATTTTGACCAGTAAGACCAGCTTGCCTAAACGGTTCGTTTAGCTCAAGTTGTTTTAGATACTGCTCACGTTGCAATGCAACTTGTTGGTCAGCAATATCTCGCTGCGCTTGCGTAGCTTCGCCTGCTGATTGTGCTTGCGATCTTGAGGCGCTACCAGACGCCATGCCACCTATTAAAGCGCCGCCTAAAATTGCTGCCCCTGTAAAAAATGGCATACTATTCCCCTTTATTCAATTCTATTGCTAATTCTGCGACTTTTTTGTGGTCTACAGGCGCAATTAATACTTCATCTATTTTGTCCTCATCGGTGCAATCTGTTGCATGAATACAATACCAAACAACGTCTGTTAATGATTTTACGCCATGATGCGTATTTGCACAAATATTTATGCAAGCAGGTGCATGAATAGTAGATGTTTTATCATTAACGGTTAATTCTACGCTACCACTAGCCAAAATAGATAAATGGTCATACGAATGAGCGTGTTGTACTAACCAATGGTTTGCGGGTATATGTGTTTCTTTAGCGTACATTCCTGCGCTAAAATGATGTAACGTGTCCATTTTAGGTAAAACGTCTAGGTTATATGTATCGTTCATACAATCTTCGTAATGATGCCGTTAGTGACGGTGACTGTCTTACCATCATTTGTTGTGAAACTGCCCGACACGCCATTATTGGTTAGCGTATAAATGTTAAAAAAGAATCTGTACCATTGAGTTGACATTAAATCTGTATCAGGTAATAGCACAGGTACTTTAGCAGACGGGATTAGTGTTATATTTTCCATTACGCCCTTGTTGGTGATAGTTGTAACTCAGCAGCCATAATAGATATTTTTACTGGATCGGTGCCTGACACTTCATAAACACGGTCACGCAACTTAACAGTCATGCCAAGACGACGCCAAAATATACGCTTTCCATAGTTACCTAGCTGGCCCATTGACGACCAATGCTCATTAGACCAAGTATGACCACCATCATCCGACCAGCGCAACATGGCTTGGGGATAATAGCCTGGAGCTGCTGTATGAATTGTAGTAATCAACGGGTTACTACTAATAGTCGTAACAAGATTAGACCCGTTCTGCGTAGTTAGTTCTTCGGCTACTTCGTATTCGGGGTATAAGTTAAGTCCAACGCCTGTCTCAGCATCGAGCTGTAAAGTATGTTGAGCTGTACGTTTATAGTTATTAGCGCCTTGTGGTAGCGCACGCCAAGACCGTAACCATTTCTGAATACCCGTACCGTCACTATACACATCTAAGTCTAAAGCGTAGATATTGCCGTTTTCAAAGTCACCAACAATAATGTCTTGGTTAAAATTCATCTGACAGTTAGAACGGTGGCGGGTAAAGTCACCATTTTTAAAGCCTGCACGTTCATGCCATAAGCCTGTAGCTACATCATAAACCCATGTTTTGCCTACAGTTGGGAATGTCAATACGTAGAAAGAATGGCCTTCTTGCTGGTATGTGTACGCAATTGCATCCGTTAAAACATCATAGTTTTGTATGGCAAATTCAATAGCGTGCGTAGATACGCGTAAGGCGTTGTAACCTTGGTTACGGTATACAACACCAAAGCCCCTAGCATCTGCGCCTAACCAAAATAAGCTGTTGTCAAGTTTAGCTACAGAATACGCAGCCAAGCAACCGACTTCATTGAACGCGCCTTGGATAGGTGCTAAAGGAAAGCCAGGAAGCGCTGCGTCATACCAAACTTCGGTAGAGTTTGTACCGAACAACCATACTTCACGATTGTTAACCGCTAAAGATAATAGAATGTCAGGCGCACTTTCAGCGCTAGCAAAATTTAACGGGCTAATAGATAGTCCGTCTAATAAATCACAAACCCAAACAATTTGAGAGTCTGGTTGATTAAATACAAAATATCCGTCTATGTAACCAACTGTTACAGCGCCTGCAAAATCAAAATCTGTAATCTGTTGGAAAACTTGCGTGGTCTTGTTGTAAATAAACCCGTTAGGGTTACACGCTAAAAACAATTGCGTGCCATTGTCGGCAATAGACACAGGGCCTGTACCTGATACAGTTCCTATTAAGCTAGCTACGTAGCTAGTACTTAACCGATAAAACTCATTACCTGATACTACAAAAGCATCTTCCCCGCGTGTTTGATTTGCCCATACAGCTCGAATAGGCCCTGTACCAACGCTAACTAATGTTTTAAGTCCTGGCGCTCTATTAAGAAAACCTGTGTCTTTACTGCCTTCAGGTGTCGCTTCAGGGAATAGATTAACCATGCGGTTGTCCGCTGCGTTAATTGTCCTAGCTACATACGCTTGACCTAAAATAGGGGTTTTCATAGGCTATGCAATAACGGATTTAATTACCGCAAAAGCAATCACAATAAGATCTGATAGTGAACCTGTAGTAACATTACGCACGTTAATAGTTGCAGATCCAGCTGCCGCTTGAGCATTAAGCAAGTAAGACCCTGCTACGCCACCACTAATATGATTCATTATTAAAATATCGTTGGTTTCAATTACTGAATTAGTTAGCACAAACGATACGGTTGTATCGCCTGCTAAAGCAGCCGTATTTAGCGTAATTTGCCCTGTTGGCTTATTTAATGTTACGCCTGTTGATTTGCTAGTAAGTTGCGTTACGGTGCCACCTGAACCCGTAGTATAGCCTTGCTTACCTGCGCCTGAGATAACTTGATTGCCTGTGGTTGATAAACTTGTGCCTGTAGAAATACCTATGTTTGGTGTAGTAAATACTGGGCCACCAGTACAGTTACTTAAATTACCACTTGCAGGTGTTCCTAATGCGGGGGTTATTAGCGTAGGGCTAGTTATAGTAGGCGATGTAAATATTAACGCATTGGTTATCTGTCTAGTAACATTATCATTTTGAACGATAGGAAACACATCCGTAGACGCGGCGGCGGCTGCAACTGGCAAGCCTGTGATAGTTATATTTGGCATACTTTATCCTTAATAATTGCCAGCAAATATGTTGTAGCGCTGGCGTGTACCAACAATACTGTATGGCAAAGACATAATATCGTCAGGGTTGTTAATACGTTTTATGTTGCGTTTAGACGCCATCGCAATCCGTGATACTTGTGGGCTTGGCTCTACACCAAACTCGGCAGCAAACTCACACGCTAAGTTATACCTAAAAGCTCTTAAATAGCCTGGCGGAAACAGTATGTTAGTCGCAAGCGTAGCTGGTTGTGTTAGCTCCTCAACCGAAATAAAATGCCATTGCAACACTTTAGTTGGTTTAGGGTATATAAACATCTCAATGTTAGGGTACGTCATATTGGTAAATATGACTTGCGGATATGTGCTAGTGACTGTTTTAACGGCAATACCGTCGTATTGTTGCTGATTAATCATCTTAATACCAAACGATATACCGTTGGCAGGGTCAATAAAATACGTAGCATCGTCTAATAGAACAGGTCGATTACCTACAAAGTCACCTGTAGGCCCTAGCGTTCTACTGAGTACATTAGGTGGCCAATTAAATACTTGGTCTTGCGTAGAAAATACTGATAGACGCTCAGTATTCCATGAATCAATCATTTGATTTAAAGCAGCTAAAGCATCTTGCGATGTGGCGGCAGACGGCGTTTCACCTTCAGCCAATACTCCTAATAGACGTAGCGCCCCATTAATTTGATCGTTGGCGGTATAAATTGCCATAACTCACCCTTTACTCGATAGTTTTACGACGTCTTTTTACTTCCAATGTATTGACAGGAGCCGCAATCATTTCTTCGGATGGCGTATCGTCAGTATAACGCACCCAGCCATTTTGTTCATCATATTCTGCTTCTTGTTCCATCGTAGCAACTTTACTACCGTGGTCAGGATGTTTTAAATATATAGTCATGTTCGTATTCGGTAGGGGGCGTATTGCCCCCTGATTTTAATTAAAAATAAATTAAGCCTGTGCAACGTGAATAGTTGCAAAATTTATAGTTAATGCTTCACTTAAACTACCTGTACTTGCGTTTGTAATTACAATAGTAAATGAACCCGCAGCAACCGTAGCAATAGAAAGTAAATACGTTCCTGCGGTAGCAGCGCCGCTTGCTATTGCAACAACTGGTACATCATAAGCACTTATAGCACTATTAGTAACAACAAAAGCTACTTCGGCAGCAGCCGCTAATGCAGCGTTATTAGTCACAATTTGACCAACAGATGCGTTAATTGTCACGCCTGTTGATTTACTTGTGGCTTGTGTAACGGTTGACGGTGCTGTACTACTTGAGCCAGTATTGTAACCAATTTGACCTGTACCAGCCAAAACGTAAATATTACTTGAACTTTTTAGATCTTGATCTTCAAAAGCTACGCCTATTGATTTGGTATTACCCATAATCTATTCCCCTATAAAATCCCCGCCGAAGCGGGGGGTTAATATTAACCAGCTACGCGATAGAATACATAAGTCGCATCAGCCGTTTTACGAACACGCCAAATACAAGACGTAACCGCATTAACTGCTGCAACACCAACCAAAGTACAACCTGTATTAGCAGTTACAGTAGCAGCGTTAGTTGCGCCTGTATTGATAATAACAAACTCAAAACAGCTATTTACTTTCATACTTGGAAATGCGGTATCTAATTCTGTACCAAGAGGTACAGTTAAAGCGACTGCTGCGCCAGTATAAGTAATAATACCTGTTGCTAATTCGGCAGCCGTTAAAGTTGCTGCTGCTGTTTTAGCCGTTGGGGTTGGTTGAGTAACCATGTTAATTTCGGTTAAATTACCGTCGCCAAACTGATAACCACCTGCACCATTAGGTAATGCCATAATAATTCTCCTTAAATATTAAAAAAGCCCCCGTCTACACGGGAGCATTTAGGTTTAACCCCACAAACGAACTGCCATTTGTGGTCGGATCACGCTGAAGCCATATAGAACGTCAATACGGCAAGGTAAACGGTCATTGTTGATGTCGTACTGACGTACTATACGCATCGAAATACCGTTATGAACTTGACGTGAAGCCATGTCTACACCTTGTGGTAATAACAAGTCAGCAGTCGCAAAAGTGATTGCATCTTTATGATAGATCAAGTTTTGTGGGTACTGAGTTGCGGATCCACCTAAGAAAGTTAAGATAGCACTAGCAGCAGGGAAGGCATTGATGGTAGCCAATGCGTTAGCAGAGGTATACATCGCTGGCGATACTGTTAGGGTACCAGTTGTGGTTGAAGAAATGTTCAGATCAGCAGTTACAACAAATTGTTGTAGTGAACCTGTTGACTGACGAGTCTGTGGGTTAACAGCAAACACGTTAGCAATAGTAAACACATCACCAATTTTGAAAGTTGGTGAACCTGAGCTAAAGCTAATTGCTAATGAAGTAGTACCTTCAGTAGTTGGTGCCGTAGCTACGATTGGTAAAGTTGGAGTTACACCAGTTGTATGCTGACTGATAGATTGGCTCATGTTGATTTCTTCGAACCCTAATACACCTTCGCCCATCATACCGTTCTTGAACTGGCGGCTGATAGTGTCAGTTGGGTTGAATAAGCCTTTCATACCTTCAACCAAGCCAGCGTTAGCGGCAGGGTTTACAGTAGCGTACCGTGGGGACATTACAGCAGCAGCTTCGTTCAATTTCTGTTGGGCTTGTAACAAGACCAAAGAAGTTGATGGAACTGTGCCTGGTGTACCAACAGACTGATAAATGCTCTTGAAAGAAGTAGCTACGTCAGCATCAATACTTGAGGCTAACTGGCTAATACGAGGTTTTAGAACACGCTCTGCAAAGTCATCTAACTGCATAGTTAATTCAGCAGATGTGAAGTTGACACCGATGTGCTTTTGACTAGCAACAGTCAAAGTTGTGAACTGTTCGTTGTCGTCTTGAACTTGCAAGGCGGCACCGTCAGTTACCAAAGCACGGTCTGGTAGACGAATACGGAGTGTTGATCCAATTTTGGCACCTTCAACGGCGAAAGAATCGTCGTATTGGCGGTTTACGTTACGTGTGATTACAAGGTTGTTCTCGAGGATTTCGAGGGCTTTTCTTGTAATCATATCAATCGTTAAGATCGAATTTGACATAATAAATTCCTTTTAAAAATAGTTAGCGGTTTCTCAATGCTTCGTACTTCTTGATCTGTCGGTTTCGTTCAGCTTCAATCCATTCTGACGTACTCATGTTCTTAATCGAACGAGGATCAGTTGTATCGTATGCTGGCGAGCCAGAACCTCTAGCTGTGACAGGTGCAATCGGTGCAGGAGCGTTTGAAGTCTTTTTTACAGGCGGGTTGTCGCTTAACTTCGCTTCAATCCTCCCTATTTCTTTGGCCTGCATGAAAGGTGATAAGCGAGATATACGTTCAGCTTCTTTTGGATTAGACCCTAGGTAATAAGCCATATCGGGGCCAACATCAGAAGATTGAATCGTCTGAGCCATCACGTCAGTAATTGGTAGCTTGGGGTTATATGCGACTTGTTCAAAGTCATCATACTTCGTCCGAGCTTCTTCTTCTCTGTCGTGGTAAGACTCTAAAAGTTCAGACTGCGCTCTAGCTTGGTCACGCCTAGCGAGTAGTTCTTCTGCCTTACGTTCTGCTAATACTTCAGCATATTCTTCGGGCGAGTTAAACGAATCGACTGACGGGATTTCGGCTGGAATCGCCCTTGTTTGCATTTCTGCTCGCTTGGCGTTCTGTTCTCTTTCCCACTTACGTTGTTCTCTTGCAAGTCGTTTTCCAATCGCAGCGTCTAATTCTTCTTGTGTAAAGGTTTTAGATGCTTCAAGTGGCTTTTCTTCCAGCGATGTTACTTCAGTATCAGGAGCTGCTGTTGCTACCTGCTCTGGCGCGGCAGTTGAGTCCGCTAAGACTACTTCTTGTTCTTCAGACATCCATGACTCCTAAGAATCCCTAGCTAACGGCTAGTACGTTTACGGTAATTCTATACTAAAAACTTAATCTGTGTCACTTTTTTATTACGTCTTGATAATGAAATTAAGAGCTAGGTACGGCGGTAAGTTAGCATTTGTGCCTGATACACCGTCCGTTGCAATGCTGTGCGTATGGTCTACACTATTAGTAGCCGTAGTTCCACTCACACTATGTACGTGGTCTACGCTGTTAACGCTTGTAGCTATAGTTCCCGCTGGGCCGCTACCTGAATCATCGCCAACATAAGCTGTACCAGCCGCCGCATTAACACCCGTATACTTTGTCATGTTATGGCTATGCTGTACGCTTTGACCACCTGTAGTAATGCTTACGCCGTGGGTGTGCGTTACGCTTTGACCGCCTGTAACGCCACCGTGATTGTGGCTTACAACAACCGCATTAGCAGACCCGCCTGTTGCGCCAATAGCATAAGTATCTGCACCGAAAGGCATCCTATTTCTGTAATCAGGTATATTAAAAGTTGTAGATCCGTCACCAACACCGAAAGTAGTGCCAATTAACGAAAATAAATCGACAAATGTTACGCGTGATATAGCATCGCCATTACAAATTTTCCAATTAGTAGGGCTTGTATTTGATGGCCACATAATAACGCTACCTGTTGGCACAAGGAAAGTGCCTAAACCTAAGTTAGCTCTTGCGCCTGCGGCTGTTGTAGCACCTGTACCGCCGTTGTAAATACTGACGGGCAAAGACGCAATAGGGAATAAACTATCGTAAGTGCCGATAAGCACATTGGTAGACGTTTGCAATACAAACTTACTGTTAGTACCTTCAGGTATCCAAACTTCATTAATTCGCCCTGCTGAATCCAATACAATTGGATTTGGATGGGCGGTCAAGCCTGTACTCGATGTGTACGTTACTAACGGCGTCGTAGTGCCAGCTAAGTAAGTGTAAATTAATCCACCCGCTAACGGAACACCGCTATTGTCAAAAAATTGACTGCCAGCGCCAGCAAACGAAGATAGATTAACGGTTGGCATTATGTTAGACAGCCCACGAAAGAGGAAGTGTTACTTCAGTAGGATTTGCTAAGTTAGCTAATTGAGTTCCTATTGCTTCTTCGGTTACTTCTTTATTTACGCCGTTAGCCCAACACCATCCTAAGACTTGCTCTTGTGTTAAATCTTCGTAAGGCGTAAATGTGCCTTGCGCTAGAGGAATATTGCACGTGTTATAAACAGAAGTATTATAAGTACCGTCTGTTCCTGCACAAGTCCAATGGACGGTAAAAACTACATTGGTATTGTCATCTTTTTGCGCGTAACAATTCATTGCGGTAACTGTCCAGGTATAAGTGTTTGCCATTATTTATTCTCCAATGCGGTTAATCGTGTTGTTAATGATTCTATTAATGCTTGTTGTTCTTGAATTGCTGCTGTGAGTGTTGCTACTAAATGTGATGTATCCATTGCTTGATATTTAGGATTGCCGTCTTCATCAATAGCATCTTTTTCACCTGTTACGCAATCAGGTACAACGGCTTGTAGTTCATGGGCAATAAATCCTTGACCATCTGAGCCATTTGATTTCCACTTGTAAGTTACAGGGTTTAATTGTGCAACTTTAGCTAAAGCACCTGTCATTGGTGCAATGTTTTCTTTTAGTCGATAGTCTGAAGATACATTGTAAGAAGTTAATGTACCATTTGTAGTTATACTACCAACAAAATTAGCACCGTTGTAATAAAAATTAATGAGAGCAGAACCTGTACTAGTTACACCCATAGCACAAGCATTTGAAACATCAGAATAAACTCTAAAACAAGTTGTACTAGGAGTTACAGTTACACCTGATACTTTACTAGTAATAGGGTCTGTTACTGTAACACCCACTAATAAATTCCCACTAGAGTCTAGTGTCATTGCAGTAGTTGCAGATATAGCCGTTCCTGCGTTTGCTGTTCCTGCTATATCCCAATAATGACTTCCTACTCCTTGAAAATATCTAGTCGCATAACCTGTTGTTATTCTAAAATCACCAGTTGCAGAATGATACCAATTTTGACCTACAATATTATATGCTGAACCTTGATTCCAAATACAACTATTACTACCATATTGAAATGCTTTATCAGAACTATTCCAAGCACTAGGAGTAACTCCAAGACCTAGGTTGCCACTAGAGTCTATACGCATCCGTTCTGTATTATTTGTAGCAAAAACTATTGGGCTGGCTGATTCTACTCCAAGCAACATTCCAGCAGGACCAGTACTAGAGGCAACTCCTGCCCAAAGTTCAGTAAAGTTTGCAAGTGATATTCCAGCATGGGTAAAGGTTGTAAATCCTGAACCATAAGACCTTAATGCTGTTTCATTTTTATCAGTTGATGCAATATAACCTACATATACACCTGCTCCTGTATCTGTGTTTACATTGTATGCTTGCGAACTAGCATTACCAGTTGTAGAAATGTGTAATTTAAAACTAGGACTAGTTCCAATACCTAATCGAGCATTAGTATTATCCCAAATAAAATTAGCACTATCACTTAACACGCCACTAGCACCTGCAAATGTTACTCGACCACTTGTTAATGCAGAATTAGTAATGCCTGTAGCTAATAAAGTGCCATAGAATCGTGCATTTGCATTATCCCACCAAGCTCTTACGTTACCATCGCCATCACTTAATACAATGTTATTGTTAGTTGTGCGAATATCTAATGTGCCTGTATTGCCTGAATACGATCCTAAAATGACGTTCTTAGTACCAGTAGTCATTGCTATACCTGATTGGTAGCCAATAGCCGTGTTGGTACTGCCTGAAGTTACTTTTAATGCTTCATAGCCAATAGCCGTATTGCTACTAGTAGCCGTGGCAGTTGATAAAACTGAAAACCCTATACCAACATTACTACTGCCTGAAAGATTAGTCCCTAAAGCCAAATAGCCACTAGCCACATTGTAATTGCCTGAAGTGTTATCTCGCAAGGAAGTAAAACCCGTCGCCGTATTTCCAATACCGCCAAGGTTTGAAGCTAATGCGCTTGCGCCGAAAGCCGCATTACTGTCGCCCGTACTTGTTGCCGCTAAAGCGTTAGCGCCCACCGCTGTGTTTAGGCTAACGCTACCACCCCCACGACCAACGGTAACGCCATTAATAGTAGCATCGTTAGTAGACGTAAGCGACAAAGCGCTTACGGCTCGACCTGCAGTCAAATTAGCAACTGATACCTGTTTAGTTGTTGCGCTTTGAACAATAGGTAGGATTTCGGTACCCGCAAGTGGGGTTGATGAGGCGGGTAATGCTGAAATTTTAAGGTCTGCCATTTTTTTCTATTCCAACAAAATAAGCCCGTTATTCTCTTGTACAAGATTATCGCTGGCTTCGGTTAAAAGATTTCCTTCGGATGATCCACTATCACGGGTGCCTGAAAACAATGTAATAACACTACCTAAACCGATAGCTACTCCATTACGAAGGGCAACACCCCAACTCATCGAATATTAATTGGTTTGCAATACACATCGCCACTATCCGTAACACGGATTGCACTTACTCGCCACGGGGCGCCTGTACCTGGCGGTACTGTAAAAGGAATTGGTGTGTACGCTGGTATTGGTGTGCTAGCTGTAGTAGCGGTAACGCCTTCACCGACTAAAATGTACGCTGGTGTAGTTGACCATACAACCACACCTTGTGGGCCTGCGCCCCATGTAGCTGTAGAACCTGCTGTACCTGTATATGCCACAGTACGACCAGGGTAATTGTCATCGGCTAAGGGTCTAAGTAACTCCATTATGTTTTTCCTTATGCTAAAAAGCGTAGCTTATACAGCGTTGATAAATATAACTCAATAATACCATCAATTAAGTTCTGCAACGGTGTATCGTCTTTATCGCATACATCGTAACGCACAGATTCGATTTCGGCAAGTTGATTTTCTAAAAATTCAACCACATTTGATGTTTTTTTGGCGGACATAAGGCTAATTGGCCCTAATAAACCATATCGCCCTTGGTATGCTTCTGCAAAACTATCGGCTAAATCAATGATATTTTCGTAAAATTTTTGTAATGCCTTGTGTTTTGAGTAACTTCTAGTGTTTAAATGTACACTATGCGTCACATCGCGGGCTAAGAAGAATAATCCGACAAAATCTGCGCCTTTCATTGTTGCATCCCTTCAGGTGGTACTGCCATTGGTTGTTGTGGGGGTGCCATTTGCCCTTGCATCATTTCTGGCGGTACTTGTCCTTGCATTTGTTCAGGCATCGGCTCATTCATTTCGGGCATTTCTCGCCCAGGCATCTCATTAATTAAATCACCGCTAGTAATCATGCCATGCACCGTACCCATAACAATATCTTGGATCTGTTCAGGTGTCATAGACGCTTGAACGGCAGTAAGTCTCTTAGTTTCTGCATCAAACGCTTTAATAGTGGCTTCAAATTCTTTACGCTGGAGATCTTGAGCTTCCATTGATTTATTAACATTTTGTAACATCCCTTGTAATTGGTCGAGTTCTTGGCCCATTGCTTGAATCTGTTGTTCAGCAGCCTGTAGCTCAGGGGGTTTATCGTCGTCTTGCATTAATTTTGGATCAATTGTCTTAGCAAAGCGTTTTGCCATTTCTTGTGCGCCAGGCCAATCCATATTCTTAACGAACAGATCGCCAGCTACCGACCAAAGTTGCGGGTTGCCTTGCAACAGTTGGCTCATCGCATCTAATGCCTCTTGGCGCTTAGTCATGTAGCTTGGGCCAGTAGTAACCACTACATCGTATGTACCAACGCTAGGGTTATAGACTTTTTCGATTACCATGCCCTGTTCATCAATGATTTTTTTGACGGCTTCAGGTTGCATTGGATTAATCTTTACCATATCGACTTCACCATCTAAGCCTACAATCCTTGCAATGCGCTCGGTATCATAAATTTTAGGAATCATATCGACTAGTTGTCGAATTACATGGCGAATAGCACGGGATAAATTATCAACATAGTGATAAGTACCTGTGTCGCCTTGTTTCTCTCTTGCCAGGATAGCCCGACCTGAGCGTTCGTTGCTTGTGGCACCTAAGCTCGAGTCGTATTGGCCTGTGGTAGATTTAATGTCATCGGATGCGCCAGCTTTTGCTTGCAGTAGCCCACTCGATGCCATTGGCGGTTGGGCGCGTTGCGGTAAAGGCAGTACGCTACCTGCGCCGTCCGTTACATCTGGATTAACTTCTAAATAAGGCCAGTTGGTTGTATTAGCCGTTTTCCAGTTCTGTTCATACCCTTCAAACTGACCGCCATAACCAATAAACGGTGCTTTCGGTGCCAATGCCAACATTTCAGCTTCTTGGCTAACCCAATAGTTATACATTCTTTGGGCATCTTTAGCATTTCGCACTAAGCCTGACACATACAAGCGACCATCTACTTCAAATTCGTTACCAACTACCCGAATGACAGGAATAAACTTGCCTGCCCATTCTCTTTCTTCTAACACTTCGTAGCCATTGGTTTTCATCCACATGACTTTTTTAACATCCACCATCCGACTCTTGATTGGCTTTAAGCCCATCATCTTCATCTGTTTATCTTCAGGTGAGCCGTCAAAATGACTCATATTGCCTGGGTACAGATTCAGTTTAGTAGGTGTATGTTTGTAATAGAAATATTCAGCAATGCGGATTGTATTTTCATTTATCCATTGGCTAAGTGAGGAGTCGCCTACGCCTTGCGCTAGCATGGATGAGATGGGCGCAGCGTCTGGAAACTCTCTTTCGTATTCGTCTTTTTGTATATCTTCAGTAATAAAACAATATTCAGCATCTGATCCGCATGGGTCTTGAATTAACGGATCCATGTAAACGCTAAAAGCGTTACGGATTCTGCCAATACGGATGTCTTGATCGAAAGTTTCATCATTACAATACTCAGTCAAAATACGGATATAGCCTTCACCGTAGGTGACTTGATTATCGCAAGCCGTATCATAGGCTACATCCGCATCTGAAATGTATTCAATATGACGCACCATGCCATCAAAGATTTCAGCAACTTCAACGTCGCCTTTATCATCCGCAGGGATTACCTTCCCAGAGGGTCGATTTTGACGTTGTTCGTTAGTAACTTGCCTGACGTGTTGAGGCAGTTTGTTAATAGTGAGGCAAGGTCTAGCGTTGATGGTCTGTCCTTGAACAGATCCTCTAGTTGCCAATACGTCAGCAGGCCATTGCCATTGATTATCTGGAGAACCAGCCATAAATCGAAGGTCATCTAGTTCATCTTCACGAGATTCGCTATACGCTGACAACGCTGTTGTAAAGCGTGAGCGCATCGTAGATAGCTTATCCTTTGGATCTTCATTGGTCGTTGGGTTGCTACCGACGTCGGCTACTTTACCGACAAGGTTCATGTTTGACTGGTCGTATGCCATTATTTTTTCATTTTGCCTGCTGGTTTAGCTGCGCTGCGCTTCGTAGCGTAGGCAATTGCCAGCGCTTGTTTGACAGGTTTGCCTGCTTTTACTTCAGCGCGGACATTTTCTCGAAATGCTTTAGGACTAGCTGATTTTTTTAACGGCATGATTATTTCTTCTTTGCAGTTTTAGCTGAATCTTTAAAATCTTTAGCAGTCGGCGCACCTTTACTACCTACTTTGCGCATTTTTTCTTTAGATCCTGCTTCTATTCTTGCACGTTTAGCCAAAATATTTGCATATAGTCCAGGTTTAGTTGCCATTTAATTCTCCTTTAGCAGTTCCAATTTTTAAGTGCGGCTTTAGCGCGTGGTGCGTCGCCTTTAGCGTTTTTAACAACTCCTGACATTCTCGCACAAAACGATGCTTTTCTACCAGCATCGGCTTTTGTTTTCGGATTCGGTGCAGGTGCTTTCAAATTACTGTTGTTTTTTGCATTGTACTCGGCTCGCCCTTTGGCGGTCATTCCCGCGCCCTTATCAGTTGGGTTATAGTTCTTACCCTTACCCGTGGTCGTGCGTGGTATCGGTTTGCTGTGTTTAGTCGCCATCTAACTTCCCATCCAAGAATTAGAGACCGCACCTTGATTCTGGTACGTATTCTTTCGGATTATACCCTTATATTCCCGATGTGCAACAGGAAATGCGAAAGTCAATGCAATAGCGTCGGCAGCGTCGGGTGACGCTAGTCCTCTTGATCTCATGTCTTTCTTCGATTCCAAAAATATGCTTCCCTTGCTATCAGGCTTCATCATGGGCGAGATCAGATCACTTTTCAAGTACCGATCCGTAGGCACGCTGGCTGACTTGAGCCATTCTCGCATATCGCCCCACATCTCCGCCCGTTTGTTACCATACATCATGCTGTTCTTTGCTTTGTTCCCGAAGTTAACACCTTTGATCTTGTACCGTTGCTCTTTTAGTCGATCCACTACACCAGCTCCAAGTCCACCTTCGTCGATGTTGACTAGCGTTGGCTGATATTCCTCGATAGCCTCGATCACCCGCCCAACTGTTTCCATTGTATCGTCACCCTTGTGCCGCTTGATAGCTATGACATCCCGTCCTTGTCTGACAGCGATGACGGTTGAGTCCGACCCAAACCGTGCAGGGTCAACCCCAATGATGATGGGCGCAGTATTGTCTTTGTACTTCTCCCGTTGCATGGCTTCTTCGACTGTGTTGACGCTAATGAACTGATCATCGGACGCGTTCGGGAACATACCGTACACTTCGACGTGGGCTTGCACCGAGTCCGAGCCGTACTCAGCGATGATCTGCTCATAGACGTTCTTGTCTGTACCTTCGACTTGGCGTGAGTCAATGTTGCGGTTTTTCCAAAACTCTCGCTTAGAGTGGAACGCCTCATAGAAATAACCCGAATTCCGTCGTGGGTTGCTAAACGCCATCCAAAACCTGTTGGGCGTATTCTCTGTAAAAAACCCAGATGTCACCGCCCAAATAGAATCATCAATACCCGATGCCTCATCGAATATAACCATTACCCCGTCGTAGTTGTGAACCCCAGCGTAAGCATCAGGATTCTCCGCCGACCACAATCGTCCTTCAACACCCCAGTACCGCGTGCCTTTTTTCAAATCACGCTCGACTAGCTCAGTCAACCATTTGGCTGGCATTACCCGTGTTGCCGATACCTCAAACCAATGGCTGTTGATGGACATGGATAACCACTTAGTTATTTCCGCCCAGGTGACGCTGCGGAGCTGGCTTTCCGAGTTAGCCGACACGATGACGGTTGCGCCTATTCTGGTAGATAACATCCAATGTTCTAGCCATGAGACTAGCGCTGACTTACCAATTCCACGCCCAGACGCTACCGCTTCTCTTAGCACATCAAAGTCCAGCTTGCCTTGGTTCTGCTTAATATGTTCAGCTATGTCCAGTAAGATCTCACGTTGCCACTTGCGTGGCCCTGTGAAATTTTCAAGCGGCGTACCCTGTTGCGCCCACGGATAGCAATACATCACAAACGCTAGCGGGTTGTCCTTAATCGCAGGACTCCACAGGCGTGACATTAACTCTTGTTCGTCTTGCGCTGAGTAGATGGTAGATTGCATTTATGCGACTTTTTGTTTGCGTTCGGTGTTAACTGCGGGGTTCACGTGGAACGCTTCTGCGTCGGTTGGTTGGCTTTCCACTTGTTTGAACACGCCTTCGATGACGCGGTGTTGCGCTTGTTCGAGTGCGGCTGTGATTGAGATGCGCTGCTCAACATCTATCGACAGTTGTTGTTTAGCTACCCAGCCATGCTGGTGCTTGAGGATTTCTAGCGCAGCTTTAGCGTCGCCATCGGCTGCGGCTTTGTGCAGTATCGCTGATAACTCCATCTCGCCATCGGCTTTGCCTTTTTGTTCAGCGTATTCAGCAATGGGATCTAGTTGCGTGAGCTGTCGGTATTCGGTAGGGCGCATCCCAGCAGCAAGTGCGAGTGTGTCGCCTTTGAGTCCTAACTTGGCCGCATCGTAGATGCGTTGCAATCTAGCCTCGGTAGCCTCTAGCTTGCGTGGCTCATACACATAGGAATGAAAGTTATCAAACATGGTGGAATCTTATCATAGATTTTTTATAAAAAAATAAAAAGTTTGCGCAAACCCTCCGGCAGCGTGACCGGTCGGTCGCCGGCCCTACCCCCCCCTCAAAAATGGCCGCCGGCCGACCGGCCAGCAGGCCGCCGGCTAGCAACCGACCGGCCAGCAGCAACCGACCGACCGGCCGCAGCTTGCAGCAGGAAAGCCGGCGGCTGCGGCGGCATGACGTGGGCGTTTTTACCAGGGCGTTTTATTGGCGGGTAATTGTAAGGCGCCGGCGGCCATTGTCACATTGTCAAATTGTCACGCCAAAATAATTAGCGCTTAGGTTCTTACTTATAAGTCAAATTGTCAAAAGACAATATGACATATAAACTAGTTTAGGGATTTTTGGCGCCGGCATAGGGCGGCCGGAATTATAGGTCAAATACGTCATATTGTCGGCCATTTTAAATTGACGCCATAGCAGCCTATATTTATTAAATTTAATCTACTTAAATATATCTAATAAAATGACAATTTGACCTATAAATCTTCCCGCGCGTTATGCCAATTGGCCGCGTCAATTGTCATTTATCAATTGTCATTTGACAATTTGAGACAATATTTTGACAATTTTTAACTATTTTGTTGTATTTGTAACGAAATCCGTTGCAATAGTTAAAATTATGCGATAAACTAAACGGGCAGTACACAACAAACAAACAAGTAAAGGAAAACACAAAATGAACAAATCGCAAGCTAAACAAGTCGACATGATCAACGTATATTTGGCCAATGGTATGCAAGATACTGCAGCCCGCAGCCTATCATCTTTGATTAGATCGGCCATGACAAGTAAGAGCAAATTTGAATTAGTGCAGATTGCAAAAATGCACAATTTACTAGCGCATCCTGATTTCAAATGCGGATTTCAAATAATTAACTAAACAATACGCCAGGCCTTGCGCCTGGCATTAATAAACTAAAGGAAAACAAAATGCAAATAGATAAAATAATCAGTTTCAATACGGGCCGCCAATACTCTGATAAAGGGCAGCGGATCGCAGCTGCAATACACAATGGCGTAGTTATCATGGTAGATATTGACCGTGGGATAGATTACGCTTTACCAGCTGCGGCCTTAGATCGTAATTCAATAATGAATGCTTATGACGATCCCGCCTTGCATACTTACTCTGGCGCAGCATTTGACAATAATTTCCAATTAGAGCGTGAATTTCTTAAAGAATTAGAGGATCACGCCTTACTAGCATCGCCTGGCATCTTAAAAGGATAAATAAAATGAAACAATTAGATATTTTAATTATTACGCTGTTGGTAGTATCGCCGTTGATTTTAGCAATAACTCAATTAATCTTAAACTAAAGGAAACTAAAAAATGCAATTCTCAATCAAACAATCGCAGCTTAAGGCCATGCTAAACCTAGCAGCAAAGCAGGATATTAGATTTTATCTATGTGGCGTATTCGTGGAATTTAATCAAACCACTACTCGCCTGGTCGCAACGTGCGGTCATAAACTAGGTGTTTTAAATCATTCGAGCGAAGATAACCAGGGCGCAGGATCCTTGATTATTCCAAGGGAAGTAATTGAAAATCTACCAAAGGCCACTAGGTCATTCGATCCTGAATTAATTATCACTAGCGAAGATAAAGAAGGATTTTGGAAAATAAGCGCAGCGGGTACACAAACAATCTTTGGCCAAATTGACGGTAGATTTCCAGAATATCGCAGGGTTTGTGATTTTAAAACAAGCGGCGAGGCTGCTAATTTTAATTATGAGTACATGGTCCAATTTTTAAAAGTACAACACGCGCTTGGTGGATCTAAAACGTGTACCGTCAATTTATACCAGAACGGCACAAGCGGCGCCCTGGTCACTCTAGCTGGCGTTGATAATTTTGCTGGCGTGATCATGCCAATACGTAGCGACGCAACAAACCAAGCTGGCGCAACAATGGATAATGAGCTATTAAAGTTATTACCCGATACAAGCGTAGGCGACGCCGCCGCCGTAGCAGCTTAGTGTTATCTTATAAGCGCTCTGCTTAGGGCGCTTATAGGGCTAACATTTGGCCAATAAACTAAACTAAAGTAAAGGAATCTAACCATGTACCAAAATGTTAATTTTACGGATTTTCACAATGCTTTTAAGCAGCTGCGGCCTAATAATTTTTCTTTTGAGGGCTTGCAGGCGTTATTCGAATACTGCGAAGATTATGAGCGCGATACGGGCGAGCCGCAGGAATTAGACGTCATCGCGCTATGCTGCGATATAACCGAAGATAAGCCCCTAAGTATTGCCTTGGGCTATCGCATTGATCTAAGCGCCGTTGATCTAGGCGACGATCCAGCTATACGCCAGCTAGTGCTGGATCACTTGCAGGATCATACAACGGTAGTTGGTGAAACTGCGGATTCTATTTTATTCGTAAACTATTAAGGGGATAACGTGAATAATCAAAATAGATTTGAAGTAAAAGAAGAAGAATTACCAAGCGACGAATACGACAATGAAATTAATCATTGGTACGTTTACGACAATGAGACGGATACCGTTGTCAATAACGAATGGTTTGATACTGAAAAGCGCGCCCAGGACTACTTAGAATTAATCGAAAGCCAAATTTTACAATTAGAGGGTTAAACCATGAAAACATTTTTAGACTATTTACTAGGTGGCCTATTTATGGCCGCCATGGGCTTAGGCCTGGCTCTTATTTATATCTACAAAATAGGGGGTTTTTAAAATGAAAAATATATACATCGTAATGATTAAAGAAGAACTTGAAAATTCTACAAGTATTGAAACTTGCAAGGCGTTTCAAACTAAAAAACAAGCTAATCAATATATGAAAACTTTAAAACCTTTGTTTGATGAGGGCAAAACAAGTTTTTATATTGAAATTTGCCCTTTCGAGTTTGAGGAGGTCAAATGTATATAGTTCATTACACAATCCAAGGCGAGGATTACTCAATTCGATTTACTAATAAAACAAGTGCGCAGCTATTTGCGGCGCGTTACAACGGGAAAATAAGCACATGAAAACATATCAAGCTAAAAACGGTAAAACACAATATAAACCTAGTGAAAAACAATTAATGACGGCTATTGATAACATGGCGGGATTTTGCCTGGCGTGCGGCGCTGAGTCGGAAACTGTGGAGCCAGATGCGCGTAGGTATAGCTGCGCTTGCTGTGGCGCTGCTAAAGTGTACGGCGGCGAGGAATTACTATTAATGGGGTTATATCACTAATGATCTATATTTTAATTGGCCTTATATTGGCCGGTATCGTGGCGTATTGGTTAGATCTTTAGCTAACCACTAACCCGCCGCCCCTAGCTAACCCCTAGGGGTTTTTTTACGCCTGGCGCTGCGGATCCGCGACCAGCTGCCGACCAGCTGCCGACCAGCTGCCGACCAGCTGCCGACCAGCTGCCGACCAGCTGCCGACCAGCTGCCGGCGCCCACGCCATGCGCAAAAGCCATTTCATTTTAAATCTTGCAGGCAAACGCTCCCGT